TTTCATTGTCACTTCTGTTTGTTCCTAAGTGACAACCTTTTTCAGGGAAGTACAGCCTGCTCATATCAGGCAATGGGCATACCACAGTTATGGAAATCCAATTATTTTCCCTATCATCGGCAACGAGGTTGCCGTCATACGTCGGTTCACAAGTAAACCGCCTCAGGCTAGAATGTCGCCAGTAGAACAGGAGAGCCAGGAAGAGATGGAGAAGGCGGATGCCGCCTCACTGCACCAGAGCGTGACGAATACCTTCAAAGATGAGGAGTACGAACAGAGCCGATGGCTCATTCACCCTAATGAGTATATCGCCATCTCGCTTCCGGAATCCAAGGCAAAGCCAATACGTGAGTACAACTACCTGGGCCCATGTGCCAGAAGAGCCGTGAAGGAGATGATCACCGACCTTTTCAAGATAGACCTCTGGGCATCCCTGAAGGACATCGCTGACCGCTCATGCAAGCTTTCATCACTCATTTCAGCCTGGTGCGAGCAACATGGCATTGGCATTGATTATGAGGATACCGTGCGCCAATGCTTCTACAGAATGCGCGATCAGCACGCAAAAAAGGGCATAAATTTAAACTCTACAACAAGATTTCATAAAGATTAATACAATTTTTTCCGTTTCGGCGAACAACTCCGAACAGAATGAAAATAATCGAAATAACCAAACAACTTAGAAATATGGCATACATCAAAAACATCATCAAGATTGAGATGACAGAGGCAGAAAACCTCAAAAGTGTCGTCTTCCCTATGGATCAGAGATGCATTGTACCGTCGGCTGCTAACTTCCGGTCAATTCAATGCAAAGTTCCGTCAAGTTGTGAGATTTCCGACAAAGTAGAGTCAAAAGTCCGCATTTTCACCTCCAAGCTCACCTTCAAGTCGTGCGAGCAGATAGATCCGAACTACCGACCTCTAGCCTTCAGAATCACCACGGCAGATGGCATTCGCTACCTTATGGGCTGCGACCGCCGACCATATCCGGTACTCACCCGTACCGAAAACCTGCCTAGTTCACATACGGAATCTTCCCTGATTACCTATACAGCGACTTGGACAGACGTCATCAGACCGCTCCAAATCATAGAATAAGTTTTTTTATTTCTTCTCCTTATTATATAACTTTGCGGCAATCAAATTCGCTAAGTTGTATGAAATATCAAATATCTATCACCGGTTATATAGGGTCGTGGACCAAGTTTATGGTCCGCGATATCCTTAATAACAACAAAGGCAAGCACGTCGATGTAGCCATCGATTCGCCGGGCGGTGCGGTTTCCGCAGGTCTCGCCATCTGTCAGATGTTCAAGGACCATGGCGATGTGACGGTTGACTTTCAGGCGGGCTTCTCTGCATCTGCCGCCACCATCTGTGCGATGGGCGCCAAGAAGATCCGAATGAACAAATACAGTTTGCTCCTGGTTCATAAGTGTTCCACGGAGCAGTTTGTATGGAGCGCCCTCAATGAGGAAGAAATCGGTTCCCTCATCGAGCAGCTGCAGAAGCAGCAGGAAGACCAGCAGAAGATAGACAATATCATTGCCAATGTTTACTGCGATCGCTCGGGAAAAAAGCACGAGGATATCATCAAGGTGATGTCTGAAGCTAAATGGCATACCGTGGATGAGTGCATCGATCTCGGTTTAGTCGATGAGTCGATGGATGGCAAGCCGGCTGAAATCACGGAGTCAACACAGAACTTCATCAAGTACAACGATCTTCCAGCACTGCCGGAGGTCGTCAATTCCTGGTATGAGAAGAAGCCGGGCTTCCTGGGACGAATCTTCGGAAAGGAAAACTCACACAAAAATGTTTTAGATATGATTAAGAAATGGACTCACATCAACAATGTTCTCAACGTAGAGGGCATTGAGGCAGAAGAATCAGCCAAGGACTGCACCATCTCCCAGGAGCAGATGCAGAAGCTGGAGGATAAGATTGCTGCCGACTCCAGCTCGATCAAGACCAAGGACGAGGAACTCGATAAGGTCAAGAACGAGAAGAAGGAACTGGAGGATAAGGTCAAGAACCTGGAGAAGGATAAGAAAGACCTTGAAGAGAAAGTAAGGGATCTGGAGAAAGAACCGGGTGGCGAAACCCACACTGCCGTAGATGACAACAAGGCTCAGGACTTCTGCTCAGATCAAGTATCGGACGTTTTAATTGATTTTGCATAATATGGCAGAGAATGATAAATTTGTTGCACCTGTTGACGTAAAGGAACAGCTGCAAAAGACGGCAAAGATCTACCGTAATAAGTTAATCACCATGCCTACCAGAGGTCTGAAGAAGTCACTCAGCTACATGACTCTTCGCCCAGGCATCCGTGTATCAGAGACCGTAGGCGAACTTACAGGCGGTGCTGAGTTCGGTCCATACGATGAGAACCGCGTAGCTGACGGCAACGTCAAGATTACACCTCGTACCCTGGAGGTGTTCTTTGGCAATGTCGATATCAGGTTCTCACCTAACTCAGTTTATTCCACCATCTGGGGCGCCAACGTCACTAATGGCGATGCCCTGAAGAATGTGCCTATCACGCTGCAGGTTCTTCAGCTCCTCGCCCTGAAGCTCGGCAAAAACCTCGACAAGGTTCTGTTCAAGGCTGTACGCAACCCTACAGGAACAGGTTCTGTTGACCTCTTCAATGGTTTCGATACCATTGCCAAGACCGAACTGGATGCCGGCAAGCTTTCCAGTGGCCTCGGAAACCTTATCAAGATTGCAGATATTCTGGGCGACAACAAGACCATCAACGACGACAACGCCGTAGATTTCGCACAGGGCATCTGTGAATTCGCCGATGAAGAGCTGATGGCAGAGGATAAGGTTTACCTTTACGTTCCTCAGTCATTCGTCAACCTCTACAACCGTGCCTTCCTCAAGAAGTTTGGTGCTGCTCCTTACAACAAGGATTACAACCACCTCACCGTAGAAGGATTCGGCAACGTTGAGTTCTCTGTCCTTTCCAACAAGAAGGATGCTCCTTTCTTTGAACTTACTACCAAGAGCAACATGCTGGTGGGCGTCAACGAGATCAACAACAACGATGCTGAGCAGATTAAGGTCGAGAAGTATCACCCATGGAAACTCGACTTTATTGCTACCAAGTTCTTCGGTACCCAGTTTGAGAGCATCAACAAGGAGCGAGCCCTGTTCATCACCGATGATGGTACCAAGCCACTCATCCAGAAGGCAGCCACATCATCTGCCAGCCAGACTGGCGGCAAACAGAGTGACAAGGACGCTACCGCTGACGGAAACGTCTAATGTTTCACCTTATATAATATAGGAGATTAAAATATGGCATGTACTAACAAAGATTTATATAAATCTGTGCGCAAATGTCCGGGTACGATTATTCGTCCCGGCATTAAGCCGAAGTTCCTGGCCATCCCGCTTTCGCAGATTCTTGCATGGCCAAAGCTTCCAGATCCTGGCGATACCACCAAGGGACTGGAGGAACTCGCCACCTATAAGGGTGACTTCACTCTTGCCGCTGATGCCAAGTGGCACGCAGTTGACCTCGTAGCACTCAAGTCTTCCATCACCACGGAGACTCAGGGCGAAGCTCCATCAGCTACCTTCCTCAACAAGGCAGAGTATATCATCGGCGGCACAGATGCCGATATTACCGGTTTCGGCCGTATGGCGATCAATGACGAACTGGTCTATGCCCAGCAGGATCCTAATGGCCGCTTCCGCATTCTCGGTAACGAGATGTTCCCGGTGAAGACCACATTTGCCCAGAACAGCGGCGCCGGAGCTACCGACTCAAAGACCTCAACTCTCGGCGTAGAGGCCACCGATTTCTGCCCTGCTCCATACTATGATGGCAAGCTTGAGACAGATGAAGGTGATATCAAGGGCAGCGATGGCTCTGCTTGGGAAGCAACCGGTCACGCGTAAGATTTGCCCAAATTTACATAACTACACATACTGATTTGCTTAGGTGGCTCTCGCTTCGTGCCTGAGCCGCCTTTGTTTGTTTTCACCTTATTATATATTGAATATGGATCATCAATTTACCAGACAGATGCAGGAGTGGCTCAACTCCAAGCACGAATCGGATGCAGAAATCATCAAGGGAGCAGATATGCTCTTCCGTCTCAACCGAAACCGGTTCTATCATGTCCGAGCAACCCGACAGCCCCAGGCATACCGCACCAACATAGAGTATGAACTGAATAAGTTCCTCAAGATCCGTCTCGACAACATGACCATCGAGGAGGTCAGGAAGATGAACGATATCGTGATTCCTGAAGCCCAGGCTATCATTGCCGAAGGAGAAGCAGAGAATAACGAAGAAAATCAGGGAAAATCGGAGAAAAACGGCGATTCCATCGAGGAAAATGCCTCTACCGATGATACAGAACTCCCGTCCTCGGATAGCGATGGAGTGGCTGTTATCCGTAAGGGCAAGCGCAAGGATCACGATTTCCTGCCCAAGGAAGTAGCCGACCTCTGGGATATCAACGCCAAGCGATACAAGGAAATCAAATCTACCTTCGAGACGCTCAAGGCGATGGAAGACAAGGAACCGTGCGACCGATACGAGCATCTGAAGATTCTTTCGGACCTCGACAAGAAGTATCGTGCCGATATGCTCACCTACGACTCATACCAAGTGACACGTGCCGACCGTGACCGGGTAGCTAAAGCCAGACTCGCCGAAAATGCCAGCCAGGGTTAAAGTTGCCGATATACTCAAACCCATCGATGAGGTGAAGACACAGGCATACTTCGGACGGCACCTGCACACACTCGGACTCATCAAGTGGATCCTTTCACAGATTGGTTCTGCTGATGTGTGGGTGTCTTCCTACTCCACCTCCGAGGAGTTCCTCAGAGGTTTCCGCCTGATGCGGGATTCGGGCAGCATCTCGTCGGCAAAGATGCTGCTGGATGTGAAGGCAAGCAAGAAGACCGTACACCTGTGGCGGCTTATGTCGGCATGCTTCGATGATGTCTATCTGGGCGAGAACCATTCCAAGGTGACGCTTTTCCGGAATGATCAGCATGTTGTTTCGGTCGTCACGTCCCAAAACCAGACATACGGCAGCCGTGACGAGAGTACCATCATCACCACGGAACCACAGGTCTTTGCCGACCTGTTCAATGGATATACCAGTCATTGTGACAATCAAAGCTTAAGAATCAATGGAAATTACTCAGGAGTTACTCAACAAAGTGCAAGAGCTGGCAGAGAACCTGACTCCGATCTCGGAGATGTCCGTCCTTTTGGATATTAAGGAGGATGTTCTGCGTGAAGAGATTCTCGACCCTGCATCAGAGCTCCGGCGCGTCTATTATCTGGGCATGGCAAAAGTCAGGCAGCAGATTCGCAGGAATGAGCTGGAGCTGGCTGCAGCCGGCTCACCTCAAGCCGTACAGCGCACACATGAATATCTGAATAAAATGATAGAGGAGATCAAGATATGAGAGAACCAGCCAACATCGATGCCATCATCGACCTGATGGACCGCACACCCGAAGAGATGGATGCACAGAATGTTCCCGCACCCGTGCGTGACCGCATTCTGCGCATCCGGGCTCTTTATGCCTGGTGGCTCATCAATCCACGCAAGACAGACCAGGAACTTGTCTTCAAGGATATGCAGGACTACAAGGTGCAGCGCATGATGGCTTACAATGACCTGCACCTCATCAAGCTCATACTGGGCAACCTGCAGAAGGTATCCAAGGACTTTGCCCGGTACCGCTTCGACCAGATGATTCAGCGCACCTATGAGAAGGCAGACAATATGGGCGATGCCAGAGCCATGGCTGCAGCAGCTGCCGCATACGGCAAATACCACCTGCTCGACAAGGAAGACCCTGTGGATAACGGCTACGACATGATCCAGCCTCAGGTATTCATACCTACTACCGACCCTCGCCATCTCGGACTGAAGCGCATACCGAACGTGATGGGTACCATCAAGAAGCTCATCAGGAAATACACCGACAACTCCATGGATCTCATCAGGATCGAGAGCGAGGATTATGACGAGCAGCTCCTGGAATATACACCAACAGAAGAAGTCAAGGAAGAGGAGAAATCATTATGATAGAGCAATATTTCAATCCGGCACAGCAGGAAGTAAACCTCATCAATGCCCGCGACTCTGTGGTCGTGGGCGGTCGTGGTATCGGCAAGAGCATCCTGCATGCCACCTTCAACCTGCGCAACATGCAGCGTATGCCCGGCAGCGACGGCGGTTTCGTCTCTGCCAATACCAAGCGATGCCTTACCAATACGCTTCCTTCCATGCTCCAGCACTGGGAGCGATGGGGATTCCACCGGGGCAAGCATTATCTCATCGGCATCAAGCCACCCAAGAAGCTGGGATGGCCGGAACCGGTAATCCCGCCTTCCAACTGGGAGAACACCATCTCTTTCTATAACGGGTCCATCGGTACCATCATCTCGCAGGACCGAAAGGGAACCTCCAACTCCCTCTCGCTCGATTACCTGGATATCGACGAGGCGAAGTTCATCAACTTCGAGCAGCTGAAGGATGAAACCTTCCCTGCCAACCGTGGTAACGTGAATCTTTTCGGGCGCCACTACTACCATCACGGCATGCTCATCACCTCGGATATGCCCGTAACCAAGAAGGGTTCCTGGTTCCTCAACTACAAGAAGGACTGCGACCAGCAGCTCATCGATGTCATCTCATCGCTCGTAGTGGAGGAATATGATATCCGCAACCGCATCAAGACCTCAGGGCACATCAGCCTCTATGCCAAGCGCAGACTCAAGGAGATAGGGCTGCACCTGGCACAGCTGCGCTCCAAGGCTCTCTTCTATAAAGAGTACTCTTCAGTATATAACATCGAGGTGCTGGGTATGGATTTCATCAAGCAGATGAAGCGAGATTTGCCTGCCCTCACCTTCCAGACCTCCATCATGTGCAAGCGCCCTTCCATCTCGCTCGACGGCTTCTACTCCAATCTCCGGGATGTGAACCTATATACGGCGCCCAACCTCGCCTATCTGGACGGGCTGGAGTATGATATCGACAAGCTTCAGCATGTGGATTCACGCATGGATGATGACGTGGATCCCGACCGCCCGCTGTGCATCGCCTTCGATGCCAACGCCCTGATCAACTGGATAGCCGTGGGGCAGGACAACCTGCGGGGTGAAGCCCGCTGTCTGAAGAGTATCTTCGTGAAGTATGAGGAGAAGCTGCCTGCCCTGCTCGATAAGTTCATGAAGTATTACGAGTATCACCGCTGCAAGGAGGTGAACTTCTACTACGACTCCACCTTCGTGGGCAACAACTATGCCCTGATGAATGATGACTTCCATACCTTCATCACCAACTACCTCACAGACCATGGCTGGTATGTGAACGATGTGTATCTGGGCAACCCAATGGGACATCTCGAAAAGATGCTGCTCCTCAACCGTATGTTTGTGGGAAGAGCTGAGCACAGGATAATGATCAATAGCGAGAACAATGAAGACCTGCTCATCTCTATCCGTCTTGCCGGAGTATATAATGGCAAGAAGGATAAACGTGGAGAGAAGCTGGCAGAGACTGAAGAGGATAAGCTGGAGGCCCGCACCGACGGTTCTGATGCCTTCGATACGCTGATGATTGGTATAGAGAAGTTCCCGCAGTCTGATGGGTACATCGCTACTGGTTCTATGCTATAACAAATAAGCTCTCATAAAAATTGTTCTAATGTAAATCTGGTGGTGGCATTCTTGCCCGACCGCCGTTGAGGGGAGTGCGCTGTGAAGCGTGCTCCCTTTTCTTTTCCTTTTACCTTCTTACAAATTCTTTAACGGGCGTTTACATATTCCGCCCATTTCAAGGAGGCAGGAAGCGCCCTCGGGCGTAGGGCAGTGGGGGGTCCTTTCGGCGACAAAGGGGAATTATTTTCCCTTTGAATCCCTAAAACCCCGATAAAATCGAGGTTTTCCAACCTTTGGGTGTGGAAAACCTGTCGTAAAACGACACATTCGGCATCTTCAACTTCGAGGTCGAAGCCTGCCAAATGTTGCGATTTCATCGGTCTAAGGTATGTTTTCCGTTCCAAAGACCGCAAAACATCGTTTTTTCATAGCGCAAACTCCTCATCTCCCAGTATTGTATATTTTAGTTAAAATTTGCACATTTTTATGCCCTGCTCTTTGTTCTTTTGGATATTATTTATTATCTTTGCACCTACAAAAGATAATAATGCTATGCATGATTCGGGCAGGCTTCGTGTAGAGCAATATATAACGACATACAGCTGTAATGGCTCGTGCTGAAGGACTGCCCTCTGGATGCACGAGCCGTTTTTTATTAGGGAATGATTACAATAGAACAACTTAATGACTACGTTCAGAAGGTTCAAGAGTCAACAGGCTATTGGATGGTACGTACTATGGGCGGAGATTACTACGAGGAATTCGACAAGGAAGGATTCGTTGCCATTGGATATAACGAAATAACACGTCATGAGATAAACAAGCTGGATGCTGATTGGAATAAAGCAAATGTGCAACTTAGAGAAAAGGTTAAAAAACTCTTTCCTGATGTACCTCGTCCTGGGCATATAGCTTCGCAGTTGCTGAGATTTTGCCGTTCTATAAAACCAGGAGACCTAATCCTTGTGCCAAGCCATTCGTCATATAGAGTGAGTATATGCCGAGTTACTGGCTCCGTGTATGACGAAGCCAATGTAAAAGACGGAAATGGAAAATGCCCTTTCATCAAGCGTTTGCCGATAGAAGTAGTAAAACACACTACTCGACTAGACCTTCCTCCTAAAGCTCAACTTATGTTTAATTCCCGCCACCCGATATCAGACATTTCAGGCTACGCACCATATCTTGACAATGCAATATCTGATTTCTATAGCAAGAGTGATGAATTCCATTTAGTTCTAAAGATAAATACCACAGAGGATGTTTCTACCTACTCTTTTTATGCTCTAGATAAGATATTCGGTATCATTGATGGCTTTTGCGGGGAACAAAATATAGCGAACCAAAAGAACGATGTTATCCTAAAGGTTCAGATGGAATCTCCGGGTAATCTCCATTTTATCTCAAGCAACAAAATAAAAATAGCCATTGTAGCATTAATAATACTGGCTATCAATGGAGGCGGCTTTAAACTTGATTACGGAGATATGCATATCGATTTATCTACCAATGGGTTCATAAAAAACCTCAGTGAGTACCTCGACCGAAAAACGGATAGGGAAACTAAAGAATCGATTAAAAACGCCTTAGACTCTTTGGAAATTAATACTCCCAAGGCATTCCAAGATGCAGCCGTAGAACTGTACAAGGCTCAAAATAATGCCCGCAATAAATACTAAGCAGGATAATAATAATAAGGAATAAGAAGAGAAGCTGCTATAATCCCAAGGATAATAGCGGCTTTTTTTTGCACGCTTGTTGTGTAACCGCAAGTTAGGACAAACAACATATTAAGTACGCTCGACGTGATAAAATATATCAGGTAAAACGTACAGCCAAAAGCCAATATGTTTCTGAAGATGTCCATATATACAGTTTTATTTTCGCTGCAAAATTAGTGATTTTTGCTGAATTGGCAATGATTTAGTATGTTAAATTATTGCCTAATTCCATTTTTTTAAGCCTAAGATGTTAAATCTTAGTTAATATTTGCGTATTTGCAGTTATCAGAAATTAGCGTGTTCTAATCTTTATAACAAACTTTATAGCAAACTTTATAGTTAAAATTGCAATAAATATTTGGCAGTATCAGAAAAAAGATGTATTTTTGCAGCGGAAGAAAAGAAACATCAATAATAACAAAACAACAACGCAAGTAATGAGAGCATTAAGAATTACAAGACGTAGAGCTGTTAGCTCTATGACCATCGCTCGCCACCCTTTAGCAGAAGGCTTGCGTAGTTTAGGAAGCCTCGGTGGCGACAACAGCCTGTTCAACGATTACTTGAAAGGCAACCATGTGTCTGACTTGAGGAAAGACTGGGAAGCAGTAGGTTCTGATATGAGGAAAGTTTTAAACGCTAATAGACGACAACTTTATGCAGCAAGATAAAGAAGACAACAAAGAAATCGCAGAGATTGAGGATGCCATACCGGCAAACGTTAATGACATCCTGCAGGAACTGCCAGAAGACAAGCGAAATGCTATCCTGGCAACGATGATGTCTATTGAAGAAGAGCGAACCTTTAGCGGTCCTCTTCCTCCACCGGAGCATTTTGAAGCTTACGAAAAGACATTGCCAGGAGCAACCGACCGCATCATGACGATGACCGAGAAGCAGGTAGATCATCGCATCGATATGGAGAAGAGAATCGTGAATAGAAAATTCAATCAGGCTACATTAGGACAAATCCTGGGTACCATTCTCATCATCTTCTTTGGATACATTGCTTATATTTTAGCAATGAATGGTCATGACAATGCTGCAATAGCTATCGGTGTGACAACGGTAATCAGCCTGGCGGTAGTTTTTGTACTCAACAAAATACCACCAATATTCCCAAAGAAAGATACAACAGACGATAAAGAATAAACATAGCCCTCGGTGCTTTCCGCACCGGGGGTATTTTTTTGTATCCAAATGTTAAAATCGAACTAAGCATAACATTTTTATTATGCAATATTTGCGTATATCAAAATTATTATGTACCTTTGCAATCGAGTTAAGGAACATGTTTAATCAATTAAATTTTTAAGCTATGCAAGAAGATTTAGAAAAGGAAATCGAGAGAAAGAAAAAGGAAATCGAAGACTTTCTCCGAATCGTGAAATTCACTGGTCTTTCGCAGAAGGAAATAGAAAAGAGACTTGATTATCTCTTGGACGACCTTTCAAGACTGATGAAGAAAAGAAAGTAAAATTCAACTTCCCCTCCTTCGGGAGGGGATTACAAAATATATATTGATATGGAAGATATTAGAACCCTATTGGATGAATACAAGTCTCTTGCAGGTAATACCGATGCAATGAGCGAGGAGCGAAAAAATGAAATTATCGCTAAGCTGGAAACTATGGATAAGGATGCTGTGGCTGAAGTGGCAAAACCATTCCTGGAGGAAAATGTAACTCGCCTGGAGGGCGAAGTGAAAGCTCTCCGCAGCCAGATAGATGCAGAGGATTACAAACTGCTTCCTATCTCTTACATCGCTAAGACCTATTTCAACAAGAGTGCATCATGGCTTTTGCAGCGTCTCAACGGATATCAGGTACGTGGAAAGGTCTATACGCTCAACCAGGAGCAGAAAGGCATCTTTAACCAGGCGGTCAAGGAAATAAGCAATCGCATCAGCGCATTGCAGTTAGCATAGCTAACATGTTCAATAACTCAACTCAGTCCCCGGCACGGAATCGTGCCGGGGACTTCTTCTAAACGAAAAGAATATGGATGAGAATAAAATTATAGACTACATACTGGGACTGTTCACCAAGAACGAAATGAACAAGGATGATATTCATTGGACTATCAACGAAAAGTTTGATTACGACAATGAACCATTGCTGATATTGAACAGACTGATAAGAGAAGGACTCATCCTCGAAATGGGAGAAGCATACTACAGCCTTACCAGTGAAGGGCGAAAAGCCAAAAAGGGATACGCGAAATATGTAAGGAACCGAAAATTCTGGCAATACATCGACAAGGCCAACAAGGTTTCTACCCTTGTAAAGTTCCTCTATGGCGCAGGAGGCTTCATTGCAGGATGGCTGGCCAAGGCCTTAGCAAATGTTCTTGGCATGTAGCAGGACTACCAGCAGGAACAGGCATACCATGATAAGAACCAGGATACCCAGTATGCTTTTTACAGCATACCCCAAACCGCCATTTTTATGATAGTCGTGCCAGATGGGGCTGAATGAATCCAGCAGGGAGCGCTGCTGCTTCTCGAGCATCTCTACTCGCTTCAAGAGATCTTTTTCTTCCATACCTTGTATATATTATATCCATTAAAAACACCGCAAAGTTAATCATTTTCCACAAAAACACCGCACATTCCATTGATTAATGTTAAATAGTAGTAAAATAGATACGATTTAACCTAAAATATTTGGCTATTCGTAGTAATATTACTACCTTTGCAGTGTTGAAATCAATAAACAGCGTTCTATGAAAACAGTTAAAGTGAGCAAGATCCTTAGGATCTTAAAGAAAGACGGTTGGGTTAAGGACCGTCAGAAAGGAAGCCACAGGCAATTCGTGCACCCTACCAAAAAGGGGACGGTCACCGTCAACGGTGGAGATAACGATGACGTTTGGGGATTTCTGCTTAAAAGCATCGAAGAGCAGTCAGGGCTTGTGTTCTAAACACAGCCCGCTCTTCGGAGCTGACGCTGTTTCGCATAGCGTGTTTGTGGTTTCGGCACTGAGCGACCTTGGCAAGAGCCTCGGTCGCTCCCTCAGTGAAATATATTAAAGACTATATATATATGAATAAGGTTATCATTGATACGGCTCGCACGGAGCAGGGATACAGCGCAGCATGCAGCTTGCTGCCTGGCTGGGTAGTCGCATATAGCGGCGATTTCGAGGGCTTCCGCCAATACGTGCAGGAGAGCATCGACTTCGAGATAGAGGGCTACAAAGAAAGGGGCACGGCTTATCCTGATGTCTTTGATGGTGAATACGAGCTTTACTTCAAGTTCGATGTCCGCTCACTCCTGGACTACTACCGTGGCATCTTCTCCTTTGCCTCGCTCCAGCTCATCACGGGCATCAACCAAAAGCAGTTGGCTCACTATGCCTCTGGCATCTCCAAGCCGCGCCCAGCGCAAGCCGAGAAAATTGCCAACGGCTTGCACAGATTAGCTAACGAATTACAAATGGTCACTGTTTAAGATTTCAACATCAAGGGCTGCTGACCACAGCCAAATGGCAGCCATGTACAATGGTTGTACTTCATGGAATTTAAAATTAAAAGATCGCTTTAGAAGCCCCTGGTGCGAGATGCATCGGGGGCTTTTTCATTCCCCTCCCTCCCCAAATCACCATGTTTTTATGCTCTAAAACATAAAAAAGTCATTTTCTTTAAAATTTCTCGCTTTTTTTTTGGCGGTTCCAAATATTCTTCTTACCTTTGCCACCGTCTACAAGATGATAGTAATCTATCCGGCAGGGCGACCGTTTCGCCTATGGCTTCGTAGCCGCAGGCTTTTTTTATGCCCAAGAGTATCATTTTCCCGGCAACGGGAAAAAGGTGTACCGATATGGCGGCTGCATGAACCGTAAGATTTGATTTGTCCTCTCGGATAAGCCATCATCTTGTAGACAACGGGGAATGCAGCCGCCACCCTTTTCTCACGAAATCAAGTTGGCTGCTAATGTCTACAAGATGATGCAATATGCAGAATTCTATTTTATTAAATGATGCACAGGTGAGACCTGTAGGCATCAACGTGAACGAGGGCATCCATACCCTCAAGTGTGCAATCAAGCGTGAGGCAAAGCGCCTCATGGCTACCAAGAGCGAGACCTTCAGCTTCCTCTGCGAGGAGAAGGTTACGTATGGCGAGGTGGCGATGACCATGGTGGGCATAGCCTGCTTCGTGTGTGTGATGATTGTTGGTGGTTATCTTTTCGGAGGGGAGGTGATGTAGTTATGGAAGAGATGAATAAAAAGACTCAGGACGTAGCGGTTAGTGCATCACCATGGCAAGATATTGCCCAGGTTGAGGGCAATAAAGTGCCATCACCGGATAAAATTGAGAGCGTCGGCACGCAGGATGAGCCGCTTACTACAGAGAAGTTCTATAAGCTCATTGAAGCCAATACGGCTAAGCTGAATAAGCTTCGCCTGGACTACGCCAATAAAATGTCAGACCTGCATGATGAATATGATAATGAGCTGGACAGTATTCTCGCAGTGGAGCACCAGGCAACTGATGAGCTCCATGATGCAAGAATGGCGTATGAGAAAGCCAAAGTGCAGTACGAGCTAAAACTTCGCGATCTGAAAAAACAACGCAACGAGGCAGGTCGTAGACACAACGTAGGCAAGGCTGAAGCCAAGAACTTCTGGACTGCAGAGAACGAGAATATCCAGAGCGAGCGCAACCGCATCTTCAAGCGCTATAGAGATTCGGGGGGGTACTTTCGGAAGAAGCCAAAGGGCTCCTGCACCCAAGTTGGGAGAGAGACAAGAAAGGAGGAATGAGCGATGAAGAACAATAAGAAAGTTACTCATGCTGAGAAAATAGGCGTGGGTACAGATTCTGAGATTCCGGAGAATTTCAGACCACTGGAATTCATACAGAAGGTAACTAAACTGCTGGGCGAATGGGCTCAGCAGGATAAGGAAAGAGGTTTTGTCCTGATAGCAACGAGTGAGTGTTATGATGGTGATGGTTGCGGCCTGGCATCAGGCTGCGATGGCAACGATGAAGTGCTCGCCAAAATGATGTGTGGAGCCTTGGAGCACGACAAGAACCTACAGAAAATCGTGATTGATGCCTGCAGATTAAGGGAGTAAGCCAATCATTAACAAAATAAAGATTTGTCATGAACACGAATATAACAACCAACCTGCACATGACAGCAGACGTCTGGAATGCGCTAGTAGATATGATGAACGTTGGCCAGCTGGACAACTTCATCGAGACTCTTGAGTTTGCTCAAGACAAGTTTATCTCAAACGAGGTAATAACCAATGCCGTGGATGATTTCGGCGGTGCCGGGCAGGTACTCCTGATGCTCAATGCATTCAAGCGCATGGAGAATCTCTTCAAGACCATCAACCAGGCTCTGAAGGCGAAAGGAGGTGTGGCATAATGAAAGAACGCAAACGTATCGTGGGATTCTCGCCAAACGGCAATTCCCCGGAGCCAGCCGTAGAGGAGAAGGAAACCAAGCCGGACTATACCCGCATGGCTCTGGACCAGTATCTGGCAGACTACAAGCCGTACAATCCGGAAGAAGATGATGTACATTGTGACTACAAGACCTCGAAGGAGATACAGAACGACCTCAGGGATATGGTTATCGCTCCCGTCTCCACCATCACCGAATATATGGTGGAGCGAGGTTTCAAGATGGTTAAGATAGAAGGCGGAACGCTCGCCTGGCATCTGCAGTACGACCATCCCTTCTAGAAAAAATCAAGCTTTTGCTTTTCATTTTAAATAAACACTGGTAAGGCTAAGCGTAGCCTATGCTTCATAAGATAAGCAGTACCCGGTCACCGTGAGGTGGCTGGGTATTTTTATATTCACCCTCCCTATCCTATCTTTGCACAAGTTTAATGAAACAAAGATATGATTACAGTTATCCATCAACCCAGCTCGCCGGTATTTACCAGCGCCCTCGACACCTTCTCGTTCAAGATAGGCGGCGAGAATGCCACCGTCACCATCTCGTGCGACGGTGAAGAACTGCTCAGCGAGACCTACTACCCTGTATCGGGCAACATCACCATCTACGACCTCGGTACCCTCATAGCCGATGCAGCCAGAAGAACCGTGGCTGCCACCTGCAAGATCAGCATCACGGAACATACGGGAGACAAGAATGTAGATACCTGGAGCAAGGAGTTCCGCGTATATTACGCCACCGTTGACGTGAACATGAGCTGCCAGGCATTCCTGGATTCATTCTTCCTCACCCTGCTCGACGGCACCAAGCTTACACAGCTGGGCCATCGGGAATACCTGCATGCAGCAGGCGAGGAGAGTAGCACGCCGGAGGTGGTTGCCAGCTACTACAACAGGGAATCGGGCAGCATAAGCACCGCAACCATCGATGCATCAGCCACCCCTACCCATACCGTGAACGGCATCACCACCTTTGATGTTTCGCCCGACAGATACTACGATGAAGCCAAGGGCAGCCTCTTCGCCTATACCGTGACCGTGGGCAGGCGAGTGCAGGAGTACCAGATAGACCATACCCGGGCAGTGGCCGACCCGGTGCTGCTCTTTACCAACTCGTTCGGATGCCAGGAGATTTTCTACTGTCTGGGCAGAAAGAAGATAGCCCCTACCTTCGAGCGCAAGCAGGCGGTAATCTCCGGCAGGAAAATCAACTATGCCGTGAAGGAGACCCGCTCCTTCGAGGGCGACACCGGCATCATCCCTCCATCCATGGCACACTTTGCCGAAGACCTGCTCAGAAGCGATGAGATCTATCTTTTCCGGGATTATACCAAGGACAAGGAAATCACCTTCACCGACTCGAAGAGCGAACGGACCAACGAGGAAGACGACATGGCAGAGTTCACCTTTACGTATCAGTATGCCCAGAGAGTGCAGAACGTGATCTTCAGGGATGTGGAGAACACGGGAGGCAGAATCTTTGATGACTCATTCGATGATACGTTCAACTAGAAGTTTCACCCTTATAATTTTGTCGCAGATATGAAAGAAAAGACACCCAGAGCCATTCACATCAATGAACTGAGGCGTGCGCTGGATATTTCCCGCATCGACCGCACGCCCGTGGACCTGGACTGCTGGAAGGCAGCCGACGGCTCCATCATCCAGTACCGGGGCTGGCTGGTGAAGAGCAGTTCCTGGCAGCAGGGAACCCACAACCTCTACAATCCGGTGAATCACCAGATACGCAAGGTGAGGGATATCTTCATCTTCAGATACAATGACCATCCAATATACTTATAATAATTATGGCAAGCAACAACAACAGCAACAACATAGACATCACCTATGCCACCATGGGCGAGGTGATGGATTATCAGACATCATCGCCCACGAGCGGTTTCACGGAGTCGTCCACAGTCTTCGATGATGATGGTACCACGCCTCTCGTCAGCGTGGAAGTCGGGGGAAAGGAATATACCTATGTACCCTTCGGCTACGAGAACCAGCTGCCCTACGAACTGATCAGCAACATAGGCAGGAGCAGCGTGATGGCTCAGAACAAACTCTTCAACGTGCTCACCTGCTATGGAATGGGCTTCCAGTATAACGACATCGAGACCAAGCTGCCTACGAAGGACAGGGAGGTGAACCTGTTCCGGATGCACAACTCGATGAGCCGCTTCTTCCTGGAACAGATTACCGACATGAAGTATTTCTTCTTCTGCGTATCTGCCATCGTGCTCAACAAGAAGGGCGACAAGATTGTGGCGGTAAGACACAAGGAGGCGTGCTACTGCCGGTTTACCAAGAGCGTGAACGGACGCTCGGAATATGTGCTCTATGCCAACTGGAGAAATGCCACTGTGCCAGCCAACATAGAGGTGCTGCCGCTGCTCGACGAGCTGGATCCGCTGGGCGACCTGCAGAAGCGCATGGGGCTGGACGGCCAGAACGGCAAGGTGAAGGCAAGACAGTCGGGGCAACCGGGATGCAAGGACAGGGTCTTCGCCATCGTTACCCGCTTCCCTACCCCGGGCTGCCAGTACTATCCCGTGCCCTACTACTCCGCCATCTTCAGGGACAAATGGTATGACATCTCCCGTCTCATCGCCATCGGCAAGATGGCGAAGCTGAAGAACCACGCCACCATCCCCTACCTGGTAGAGATACACAACGACTACTGGCGCGGCATCTTCAAGGAGGAGCATATCACCAGTACGGAGGAACAGAAGAAGCGCAAGCTTGCCGAAAAGGAGAAGATACGCGACTTCATCTCGGGAATAGAGAACAGCGGCAAGCTCTGGATAGCGGGCTACTATACCACGCCCGACGGCAAGGAGGTGAAGATGGTGCGCATCACCCGCATCGATACCTCGAAGGATGGAGGCGACTACAGTGATGATATCGCCGAGAGCAACAACATGCAGTGCTATGCCGACAACATCCACCCTAACCTGGTGGGCGCCACTCCCGGCAAGAGTCAGAGCAACAATTCGGGTTCCGACAAGCGCGAGCTCTTCACGCTGAAGCAGAGTATAGAGAAGGCATTCCACGACCTGATGGAGACGGTTCACTGGGTGATCATCTACTTCAACCACTGGGAGGAGAAGGTTTATCCGGATGTGCCGCTCATCATGCTCACCACCCTTGATGAGAACAAGGATGCCAAGAAAGTGTCTAACAATCCAAATTCAAAGACAGATGATTAATATTACCGCAGAACAGTTTGAGCAGCTCCTTCCATTCGTGGGGGCTGCTTCTGAAGATGTCTTCACGAAGATGCAGCCTGCGCTGGAGAACGTATATTTCGACCTGGTGGCTACGGTTATCGGTTCAGACTTCGAGGATGCCGCCTGTGCAGAAGGCAGCGCCTTACTGGGCAATATCCGCTCATACGTCATCCTGAAGGCATTCATCCTGCGTCTCCGTTCCAACGATCTCATCATGACCGACAACGGTTTCGGTATCGTTTCCAACGAAAACATATCGCCAGCATCCCAAGCCAGGGTGGATGCCCTGCTCAGGGAGCTGACCTACAAGCAGGACCAGCAGCTGCATGGCGTGCTGAACCGCCTGCGCACGGTGGAAGGCTGGAGCGAGACGGTGCAGGCGTGCAACAACATCGCCTCTTTCTTCTGGTCGCCATTGACGCTGAGGGCTTACTCGAGTGTACGGGGTTTCGTCACCTTCGACGACCTGGCAGCACACCGGAACGAGATAGGAATGGCAGAACTGGTGCTGCGCAAGCAGTTCTCCGATTCGCTCATCGATCAGCTGCTTGAGGAAGAGCGGAAGGCACAATATGAGCCATTCCATCGGCACGCCATCGTGAAAATGTGCCATTTCATCGGTGCTCATATTTCTACTAAAGAGACTCCTGCCGACCCTCGATACAAGGATCTTGCCTATGCTGCAGCAGCCAACTTCATAGAGGAGAACATCGATAAATTCCCAAAATACAAGGATTCACCGGCCTACAAGGCCAATCACATGCAAGCGTATGAGAACAAAGCTGACGACCCGACCTTCTTCTTTGCAGGATGACGGAACACTGAACCTTCACGTTCCCCACTCCTGGAGTGAACTGACACAGGACCAGCTGCGCTATGTGCTCATCCTGCTCACCCAGGGATGGGAGGAGTGGCACGTAAGAACCTACCTTTTCGCCCGGTTTGCCGGCATCAGGGTGCTCAACGAGAAGAAGGACGGCTGGCTCTGCGAAACCAAGACGGAGAAGGGCGGAAAGGTGAGATTCTTCCTGGAGCTGTGGCAGGTGCAGAGCTTCTGCGAGGCATTCGACTTCGTGTTTGAAGATACCGGGGCTGAAAACAGGCTCGATTCCATCGGACTCTACAAGGCAGCAGACCTGGAGCTCTACGACTATCCGTTCGAGTATTACATCTGTGCGGACAACTACTTCCAGCAGTATCTGCAGTCGGACAAGACGAGCGATGAGCCGCTGAAGGAACTGGCACGATATCTCTATCTGGACAATGAGGGCAACCAGGCAGCACACATCAAGTGCTCTACCTATGAGCTGATGGGTGTGTTCCTCTGGTTTATGTGGATAAAGCACAACTTTTCCACAAAGTTTCCCCATCTCTTCAAGCCTGCAGCTGAAGGAGGCGAAGGAGAAACTGACATGGAGGCATCGATGAATGCACAGATCCGGGCACTCACGGGCGGGGATATCACCAAGGAGGAGACAATCAGAAAAGCCAATGTGTGGCGGGCACTCACCGAGCTGGATGCCAAGGCACGCGAGGCAGAGGAGTTAAACAAGAAACTGAATAAATCATGATCAAGACAGAAATCAATACCCCATCGGTACAGGTGGGCTTCGATGCATTCTCTTACTTCAGAGACCTGGCAAAGCGCAACAAGCTATGCTGCGAGCTGGCTTTCATTCCTACCACATGCTCTACACCACAGGCTTTCGAGGGAATGCTGGCCAATATGTCGAAGGGCAGGAACTTCATCGTCATAGATGACACCAACGACGGCAACGTGGCCATCAACGGCGACGGCAGTTTCCGCAAGGTTGTCACCTATACGGTGTGGATCCTGATGCGATACAAGTTCAACGACATGAACGACCGCCAGGAGAAGCTGAACACCTGCAGAAAAATCTTCCGGCAGTTTCTGAGCCGTATCATCATCGACAAGATGAAGTGGGAAAGCGACTTTACCTATCTGCTGAGCGACCAGGTGGACAACCGGGAGATAGGTGCATATTTCATCAACGGACTCACTGGCGTGGAATTCCACATCGACGTGAGCGAGCCATTAGACCTGGTATATGACAATGAAGAATGGAACGAATAACATCAAGACTCCCGTATCTCAGGAAGACATCCATGCCTATGAGCGTGGATGGGCAGAGGAGATGGTGAAGATCTGGAAGGAGAAGATCATGCACTACCGCATCCGCCATACGGGTGCTCTCTTCAACAGCGTGCAGGCTACTTCCTTCGGAGGTTCCAGCCGCACGATTGCCCATAAGTTCCTGCTCTATGGTCTCTACCAAGAGACGGGCACTGGCAATGGCTATTACCATGGCAACCCAGGTGACCTAGAGTTCCTCGACCCGGAATATCGTGCCAAGCACCATCTGGGTGAGCCACGCCAACGCCGCCCATGGTTCAACCGCAAATACTATGCGTCCATCATGAAGCTCAACGATATGGAGGGCTATTTCTATGGCGAGGAGTACAAGGGATTGATGGCTGACCTCTTCAAGCAGATGTTCGGCACACCCTTATAACGTATTTTTAATTTGCACCATTCCTTCGTAACTTTGCGAAAAAATAAACAAATACGATGGCAGATAAAATAAATACAGAGATACTGCAGAGGGCGTTCGAGTCCATCAGAGACGAGCGTGCCAAGGGTGCCAATACAGCGAGGCGCATTGGCGATGCCTTCCTCTCCCTCCTAGCCTATGCCTCACAAGACAATGGTGCATACCTCTCTCGTGAGCATGACGATGCCGCCATGGGACTTATCACCTTCCTAAAGGGGCTTGTCTCCGAGGGGGTGGCTCACCTCAACCAAGGTGCACAGTTTGGTGGTTTTGTCTCTGGCATGGCCACAGGCAAGGGCGCAGCCATCGACGGCGATGGCAATGCTGAGGTCGAGAGCATCAAGGTGCGCTCATACATGCAGGTGCTTGAGCTGATAGTCAACAGACTCTCAGCCTTCGAGGGTGATCAGTTCTTCACCGAGAGCGACACCATCGAGCAGGTCGATGACCTAGGCTCAGGTTGCTACGGTCTCCACCTCCGCTCCAAATACCAGGGCTATTTCACCGCACAGCACGTTAACAACGTCATCAAGGGCATGGTCAACAACCTAGCCACAGCCACCACCTCGTCCACATCTGCCAGCTATTACACCTCATGGATGCGCATCAACAGCGTCAATGCCGTCCAAAACTACATCGAGGTCACCCTATACCCCGACACCGAGGTGCCAGGCGGACAAAACTTTCCGCCGTGCGAACTCATGAACATCGCCCGATTCGGCAACCAGACAGACGAGACCCTGCAGAGCTGCTTCTATGTCTCCTCCACCGAGGGGCGCATCGTCAAGCTCACAGGTGTCACCAAGCCCATACTGGATGATTACAACTACGGCATGGTCTTCGGCACAGTCCCCGAGTGGGTACAGTCCCTCAACCTTCCACTCGTCAAGGGCAGAGACTACCTATATGCCGCTGGCATCATCACACAAGACATCATACAGATAGACTACCATGGCAAGCCCATCGTCACCTACGTTGACAGAGGCCCATGGAGCGAGACCGCCGACTATTACAGCGCATCCCTCAATGAGGATACCCAAAAATACGAGACCTCCGATGTCTGGTACACCGGCTGCAAATGGAGATGCCAGAAGACAGGCACACACACCGCCCCACGGTGGAACAACACCGACTGGGCGATGATCGAGGGCAACCCCAACTTCACCATCGACTTCATCGAGGCTGAGACCGTCTATGATTACGACAACTTCCGTGCGCCCCTCACCATCGTGGCATATCTCTACGGTCAAGACATCACCGCCGACATACTCGACAACGATGTCGCCTGGACACGTTACACTGAGAATTCCAGGGGCGAGCAGCGCGTCTCCTCCGACAACATCTGGTCACTCAACCGAGGCGGAGCAGGCAAGGCCATCGTCCTCACCCAAGACGACCTATCAGTCGACAGCGACGGCATCCCCAAGGTCATCCGCTTCACAGCCACCGTCACCCTGCGTGACGGCATGGGCGATGAGGTGGCTCAAGACGCCGCCTCATTCGAGTACGCCGTCTAAATTCAACACTCAACATTCAACATTCAACACTCATAAATATGAAGACTCGCAGATTAGACTTCAAGTTCACACCGCTCCAACTCAGCGTCTCCATGACGCTAGAGGGCAGCGTGCCCAACGAGCAGACCTATGATGCCGACAGTGGCGAATACGCACCAGACTATTCCCTCACACCTGCCGTCATCAAGCCTACCGTGGGCATCATAGACAGAGACGGCATATTGCAGAGCGGCTGCGTCAACAGCCAGCTCACAGATGTCTCCTGGTGCCGTGTCGTCGATGGTGTCGAGCAGACTACCCTCGTCAACGCCACCAACCAGCAGATCATCACCTTCTCGGGCGATGACACAGGCAAGATCCTCTGGTATCAGAATGCACAGCCACAAAAGCCCATCACCTTGCGCTTCAAGGCCAAGTTCCTCGACATACGCACAGGCGAGGTACGCAATATCACCCAAGACTTCCCGTTCACCTGCCGCAATGCCACCCTATACAAGCCAGTCCTCTTGCTCTCATGCGGTGACCGCTTTTACAACCCCCTGAGAGACGAGAGCCTAGCCACCGTCACAGCCTCCCTCAGGCTGGGCACAGAGGAGTGCGCCAAGGCCAAGCGCAAGTTCGCCTGGCAGATGCTGCGCAACACAGGCTACTACACAGACATCACAGATGACGACCTAGAGGTCAGCGTCTCAGCCGATGGCGACTCCATCACCATAGACCAGTCGCTCATGGGCGAGAGGTGCAGCCTCCGCTGCCGTGCCCGATACAGTGCCACAGGCAACCCATCGGCCGTGGCACTCACCGATGCCAGCCCTACCAAGGTCATCACCTTCGCCCGACGCATACCGTCATTCGACTATGACTACATGGGCGTGACTGACAACCTGCCGCCAGGCACCACCTCCATACAGCCAGAGGCATACATCTACGACAATGCCGGCAAGATACCCGATGCCGAGCGCAATCTCTTGCCACTCTGGTACATGGGTGCCAACCTCTCCGCCACCAAGATAGACTATCGTCTCAAGGGTCACGGCATGCAGCCCACCATCAAGACCGACCTCGTCGACCCAAGCCGAGGCGCAGTCATGGCGCTCGATGTCAAGATACTAGACCCGCTCGCCCTGGCAGCCGATGCCGACGGCAAGGTCTTCACAGATGCCGACGGCACCCCATTCGTCTGGCACTAAATAATTCAACACTCAACATTCAACATTCAACATTAAAAAGATATGGAAAGATACATCAAAGCCAACCGCCTCGTGGTGGAGCACCTCCACCTACAGGGCGACCGCACAGAGCTTCAGGATGGCAACTTCCTCCTCTGGCTCCAAGACCTCATGGTCTTCGGTCCACTCTTCAACCTGGCAGCCATCTGCTCACAGATCGGAGCCATCGCCCTCACAGGCCAAGAGGCGCGACAGGAGCAGGAGGGCACTTCATGCCAGCAGCTGCCAGTGGCCACAGATCAGAGATTCGTCATCAGTTCAACCAATAAGTCAGAGGAGGGTGAGTCATGAGTGGAGCCAGCAAGAGCGTCAGCATCAAGTTCATCAGCCGTGTCGGCACATACATGGCCATGATACAGTCACCAAGCGGCGACCTATACCAGGAGTATCAGCGCAACGGAGACAAGGTCACCGTCATGCCAGACTTCTCACAGACCAAGCCGCTACTCAACTTCGTCTGCACATCATCCCGAGTGGCTGAGGGGGTCTCCACGCCAGTCAGCATGCGCTACTACTTCAACGGCGTTGAGATCACCTTCGACTCCGCAGGCAAGTCCAGCGGACTCTTCACAGGCCTCTTCGAGAGAGTCGTGCCGTCAGCCTCACAGCTCTATTACGGTCTCCGCATCGTCGGCAACCTCGTCCAAGCCTCTGGCTATGCCCCCATCGTCATCAAGATGGTGGGCAAGATCTCAGCCAAGGCGCAGAGCGCAGAGGTCACAGACGACATCCAGGCAGACTACACCATCCCAGTCGGTCCATACACGGGCACGGCATACCGTGTCACCATAGCCGCGGGCGATGCCAAGAGCTTCACCCTCAGCAGCCCAGATGACAGCTGCGTCCTCGTTGCCAAGGCTCTGCAGGGCAATGACGAGATTACCTCCACCCTCTATTACAAGTGGTACAAGGCGGTCAGCTCAGACACAGGCTGGCAGCTCATCAGCGATGCCACCACCGCCAAGCTCACCGTCAAGGCCGCTGATGTCACCTGCACACGTGACTACAAGGGCGAGGTCTACAGCGACAAGTCCAAGGCGGCAGACAAGCTCATCGGCTACGACTTCGTCACCGTCATGGATGCCTCCGACCCATACGACATAGACCCATGTCCGAGTCCACTAGACATCACCATCGAGGAGGACACCAGCGGCAACGGCTCCGTCACATTCACCCCAAAGCTCGTGGTCCGAGGCAAGTCGCAGACCATAGACACCAAGTTCTACTTCACACTCAAGTCGCCGGCAGGCGTGGTGCTCAACACCGATGCCGCACGCAAGCCGACCGTGCAGCTCTCATCCTTCAACGTCACCAGAGACGACTGTCTCCATGGCGGAGGCACAGACATATCATTAACCATAGAGTCAGTCAAGTGATCATGGCAGTCAAGACATTACTCATACATTTCCTCAAGCTCGGTGTTGGCATAGCCAGCACCGAGATGGAGTATGCCGACTCCACCAGCAGCGATACTCCTCCAACAACAGGGTGGCAGACCACTCCACCACAGTGGCAAGATGGTCACTACATCTGGACACGCACACACATCACGTATACCAATGGCAAGGAGACATATACCTCTCCAGTCTGCACGACAGGCAGTCAGGGGCAGCAGGGTGAGCGTGGTGCCGTCCTCCGTGGTCCGCAGCTCTGGTCAGACTGCGGCGTGGGCTATTGCTTCGAGGCTGGAGAGACTGGCAAGGAGTGGAAGGATACCGTCATCTACAACGACAACACCTACTCCTGCGTCAAGAGCCACGTCAAGACTGCCGACAACTACCCCGGCAGCGCAGATGACATCAACAACGGCTACTGGCGAGTCGGCAGCCCCATCGAGCTGATTGTCGCCAACATAATCATGTCACGCTACCAGCTCGTCAAAAACCTCGGGGTCGAGACCATTGAGATGAAGGATGCCGATGGCAACATCGTCTTCCGAGCCAAGGATGGTGAGGTGTTGGCCAACAAGGGCACATTCAACAATATCGTGTGCGACCATGGCGAGTTCACCAATGCTGTTGTCACAGGTGACCTCAACATGAGCACACTTCGTTATCTAGCCAACTGGGGCGGCAATATGGGCGCAGCCGTCATGGCCAAGGCTTTCAACATGGGATACGGTCCTTTCATCTTGCCACACCTCAATGACAACGAGTGCATGAGAGTGGTCTTCTATAATCCAGTGATAACAAGAAGTTCACTGCCAGCCAAGGTCTCATGCCAAGGCAGCAATGATGTGTTGAAGCCAGCTTCTAACATATATACCCCAACCTCATATCGTCAGATAGAAGTCTCCGGGTGGTGCGAGATGATCGGCTCAAACTTGACAAGTGGCAAAACCACATGGATATATAACTATATCGTGCAATCTTAAGATTAATTCATTATGATAGACAAAAAAACTTTCGACAAGGCTCCTGACGTTAACACCGTCAACAGCAACCAGTCATTCCTCATGACTGACCAAAAAGGCAACGTCACCAAGATTCCTTTGTCCGCCCTCAAGGCTGACCTCAGCCTGGGCAGCCACACATGGTGCGGCAGAGTGTGGAATACAGCCAACGCCACCCCCAAGGCGGCCATGGTGGTCGGCGACCTCGATGTCCTCCGTGAGCTGCCGCTCACCCTAGGTCTCGGCGCTTACCTCGTCAAGAATGACCACAGCCGCCGCAAGCTCGATGCCACAGACCATTACAAGTATGCCACGGGCGAAGCCGCCAAGCTAGACGGTTCACAGGGCCACTACCAGTGGGGATGGGGCAGAGAGTTCTACTTCGTCACCAAGGATGTCGGTGGCCTCCATTACGAGATGATTGGTCTCAAGCCTATCCCTGGCGAGTACAACTACAAGATCCCTATCGGCTCCATCTCCGCCTCAGGCTTCGCCACCATCGAGCGCAGCACAGGCAGACTCGTCAGCTTCATCAACACAGGCTCTGACTACCGAGGAGGCAACAACGATGCCTCCCTTGACGGCACCAACCGCACCCTCTGCGGCAAGCCGGCAAGCTCGCAGACCACAGAATACTTCCGTGCCGCCGCACGCAAGAATGGCAAGGGGTGGCTCTGCACCACCATGCGACACACCACCATCATCGCCGCACTCATCGGGGTCATCATGGGCACACACTACGACCAAGATGCCGTCAACACCGCCAAAGACGCCAACGGTCTCTACCAGGGCGGTCTCGGTGCAGGCACCTCAAACTTCAACTGGGATACCTGGGGCACTTACAACTCCTACCGCCCATTCCTCCCCATGTCCGCAGGCATCGAGCTGGGCGACAGCGTGGGCGAGACTACCTACGCAGTCAAAAATGACGCTGGCACCACGGTCTACACAGCCAAGGTCTCCAGCTTCTTCGGTCTCAAGCACGCACAGGGCGGCTACCTCTGGCGCATGATGGATGACGAGCAGGTGCGCATCAACTCCGATACCACCGCCACACACCTCGTCGCACCATCCATCTACGGCTCATGGACCATCGGCTCAGCCACGGGCATGAAGGCTTACAGCACATCGCCTGCCACAGGCGAGGGCTACATCACCCGACTCTCCATGGAGCATTTGGAGAATTTCGCCACGGCCGTCGGAGGCAGCGAGACCACATACTGGACTAGCTATTTCTGGAATACTTCCAAAGCTACGAGCGGTTTCCGTCTCTGCCTGCGTGGGTGTAGCGCTAGCGATGGCGGTCTTTGCGGTTCTTCGACTCTCAGCGTTGACGATGATGTCTCGGGTGCCGACGGTTACATCGGCGCCGCCCTCTGCGAAGCAGCATCCGAGTGGTCAGTGGAGCCAGAGTATTACGCAGCGGCCTAAAGTCTGCAAAAGCTTGCTGGGTGTCCAAAAGTTTGCTAGGTGTGCATCAGCATACAGGGCAACCGCGGCGTAGCCGCAAGCACCCAGCGAGCGCAGCTCGCACCCTCAGATACCGCCTTTGGCGGTCGGCGACCAAAATTTTTAGCCCATATTGGCAAAAAAACGCTCTTTGACTTCTTTCCATCCGATTTTTTTATTAACTTTGCAGTGGTTTTCTAACCAGGGTGTGACCCTTGGTGCTGGTTTCCGTCTCTGCCTGCGTGGGTGTAACGCTAACAATGGCGGTCAATGCGGTTCTTCGACTCTCAACGTTAACAATGATGTCTCGAATGCCAACGGTAACATCGGCGCCGCCCTCAACTTAAACACTAGAGACTCTCTTATACAGGGCTATCGTTTGCTACCCTGTTCGAGATAATAGGGTCAGTCCTCGCCCCATGGCGATACATACACACACCAAGATTAGCTGGTAGATGATGACAATAAGGTCATCCGGTCGAAGGTTATGAACATTAAAAAAGCAGACACCATTTTTCCAGTGCAGGCTATCTGCACAGATACACAGTTTACACAGATTATTACACAGACTTAACACCGCAAGAGTTATGAGAAGGTTTGGCCATATCTCGCCACAGGTCGAGACACTCGACAACTTCTGGCGTGCATTCTACGACTATGCGCGCCAGAAGTCATCACGTCTCTCCGTCCAGCGTTTCGAGTCAGACCTTGACCATAACCTTGACCACTTGCTAGAGGCCTATCAGACAGAGTCCTGGCATACATCGCCATACACTCCCAAGACAGTTGACTTCCCCAAGCGCAGAGTGGTCAACAAACTCCCAGTCGCTGACCATGTCATGCAGCATGCCGCCCTCGCACCTGTCGAGGCAGACCTGCGCCGCACCATCCATGGTCACAGCCCAGCTGGCACCAAGGGCAAGGGCACACATTATTTCTATCAGCTTGTCAAGCGAGACATTTTCTCCTCGCCACAAGCCGACACCTTCTATTGCCTGCCCATGGACATCCACCACTATTTTCCGTCTATCGACCACAACCTGCTTAAGGCAGAGTACCGCCGCAAGATCAAAGACCGCAAGCTCCTCGCCTTCATCGACGAGGTGGTGGATAGCTACAATCCCGGCATCGTGCTCGGTGTCAAGCTAGCCCAGCTCTTGGGGCAGCTCTTCCTCGCTCGTTTCGACTACCTCGCCATCCGCTGCTTCGACATCCTCCAAGATGCCGACCGCTTCCGCTATTGGCAGGCTCGCTACGTCAGCGACATGCTCGTTACATGCCGCACACCTGAGCAAGCTAGACTGCTAAGTGGGGGGGTGAAATCCCTCAATGACCGCTTCGAGCGGTTCTGCCAACAGGGGCTCCGCCATTATTATCGCTTCATGGACAACATCTACATCCTCCACGAGGATAAGGTGTTCCTCCGCCTCATGGCAGAGCTCTCCGTCATGCACCTCGCCAGAGACTGGCATCTCTCTATCAACAAGTCATGGGGTGTCCATCGCACTTGCGATGGCATCGACTTCTGCGGTCAGATCATCTACGCTGACCACGCCCTTTTGCGCAAGAGATTCAAGCATGATCTCTGCGCACAGGTGGCAAAACTCCGCAAGCAAGGTTACTCTGAGCGTCAGATCCAGCTCAAGGCAGCATCACGCCTAGGGCTGGGCATACACGCCAACACAAAAAATCTATATAAGAAAATCGGTATGGAAAGATTTGGTAAACTCGTAAAGGCACGCCGTGCGCGCGTCCCTTTCGAGGGAATGGAGAAATCACAGCAGCAGTCCATCGAGGACATCATCTGCAGTGAGGGTCAGGATGAGAACAAGTTCCTCATCCAAGTCATAGATTACAAGGTCGATGACTCGGTCATTGAGAAGGAGACCGTGCAGGTCGAGGAGACTGCCGCAGACGGCAGCACCCACCTCGTCACCAAGGAGGTGCCCAAGAAGCGCCTCACCCTGCGCTATCGCATCATCGACCACATCGAGGGCACCACAGAGGTCTGGCAAACCACCGACCACTACCTCTATACAGGCTCCAAGATCCTGATAGACCAAGCCCTCAACGACTTCTGTCGTGACGAGCTACCATTCTCAACCGTTGTCAAGGAGCTTCACAACAAGTTCAAAAAGAAGTTCTATAAATTCACATAAACGGTTATGAAAAAGATTTATCCGGCTCGCAAGAGCTTCGTCAAATATGACGATGATCACTTCTTGCTCTACCTCGGTGAGCAAAAAATAGAAGACTATCACCCGGAGACAAACACTCCAGGTTCTTCTTCAGACGACAAGTCCAAGGCAGCGGACAAGGGCATCACCGCCTTCAGCTACGAGGGCACAGAGCCAGACGGCTCCACCAAGATTGCAGCCAAGTCAGCAACCTACGATGACTTTGCCGCAGGTTTGGTTCGCACCAAATACAGCCAAAACCAGGTCGAGGCCATCCTGTGCAACCATGGCGATGGCAATGAGGAGCACCAAAAGGAGTATGACACCTTCCAGGCTTGGCGCATCCAAGCCAAGGAGATGGCTCATGAGGTGCTTGAGAGAGCGGTCTAATTGATAAATACCCGATAGCGAGGTGGCTATCGGGTATTTTTATTTTTCCACCTATCTAATTACCTTTGCATAATAAAAAGCAAAAATATCATGCAGAGAAATACTAAAGAATGGATACAATACGGCTCAGCCATCGTAGTGCTCACCTCTGGCATCGTACTGGCATACGTCAGCTATTTCACATCACAGATGCGAGATGTCACTGACAACGTGCTCTGGTACTTTGCTCAGACACTCATGTATGCTGGCTCCATCTTTGGCGTGGCTATCGCCATCGATGCCAAGTTCGAGAATATCAAAAACAAATTTTTAAATCATAAAAACAATGAGACAGATTAAACGCATTTTCGTTCACTGCACAGCAGGTTCACAGCGTCAGACCATCGATGACCTCAAGGCTGAGTTCCACCGAAAAGGCTGGTCCAATCCTGGTTATCATTATGTCATCGACACCAATGGTGGTGTCCACCAACTCCTCGCCATCGAGCATGTCAGCAATGGTGTCCAGGGCTACAACTCCACCGCCATCAACGTGGCCTATATCGGTGGCATCGATGCCGACGGCAAACCTATCGATAACCGCACACCAGCGCAAAAAGACGCTCTTGTGCTCCTACTCCACAAGCTCAAACAAAAGTTCCCAACGGCTCAGATCATGGGCCACCGTGACATCTGGGGCACAGACAGGTCCAACTGGCGCAAAATGTGCCCATGCTTCAACGCTATCCAAGAATATAAAGACATCGCATAAATTATGAAATCTCCAAAGACCATCATTTCACTCCTGGCAATCATGCTCATCACGACCATGGTTGCCTTCATCAGTTCGGCTAACAAAAACGAGGCTCTGCAGAGAGACCTCGACCGCATGACGCAAAATGTGGCAAACGTCAACTATGACATTCAGTATGACAAAGTCCAAGACTCCCTGCCTGTGGCTCAAAACAATGCACTGCAGGTGAAATATGACGAGCTTCAAAAACTCCACCTCACCGACGCCCAGCTCATCAAAGACCTCAAGGTTCGACTCAAAGATGCACAGACCATCCATACAGTCTCATCTGCCACGACCGACACAGTGCCCATCTCACCAGTCCCAGAGACTGCCGATTCCGTCTTCTCATACAGAGACCGATGGCTACAGCTTCACATCGACATCCCTGCCAGACAATGCCAATATACCGCCTACGATAGCCTCACGACCATCGTCAGCCGCACCTACAAGCACAAGTTTCTGTGGTGGCGCTGGGGGACAAAAGGCTATAAGGTTCAAATCGTCAACTTCAACCCTCATTCCAGGATTAACTACTCGAGATACATAGAAGTAGTTAAATAACAGGGTTAAAGCAAAGATTTAACATAAAAAACTTGCATATTCTGATTTTTATTATTATATTTGCAACAAAGATAATGACAAACTTTAGAATTATGGTAGGTATATTGATATTCTCAGCTATTGCAGCTTTCATCACTCTAGGTGTTGGCCATACTCTTAACAGGATGGGGAAGCATGTTTCTTCTTATCCTCACAAGGGTATGGAAGATGAGCCAAAGCTTACTATAGAGGATATGTATAGCCCAAACAATAACTTGTCTTTATTCTTCAAGGACGGCAATTCATATTCAGTATTGGTATCAAATCATAGTATAGATAAAGAAGAATTTGTGTTTGCTGACAATACAATTAACTTAAGGAATAAAGTTGCAAGAGTTCTCAGAAATTATGCAGCTCTTGAAAAATCCCAAAATAAAGACAGCGTAATACTTTAATATATACACAGCCATCGAATACAGTTGCATTCGATGGCTTTTTTATGGTATTTTTATAGCTTTTCAGCTATTCTTATCTTTGCAGAAAACTATAATAAATATCATTTATGGCAAACAGTACACAAACATTCATAGGCCGGGTTCTGCTTGATGACAAACAAGCAAAACAGACTATCGCATTGCTTGAAAAGCAGCTCGAACAAGTTAAGCAAAAAAAGACTGATGCATTCAAAAAAGGAGATGACACCAAGGCTTTCGATAAAGAGATAAATCGAATAAATGCTTCACTCAAGACATTGCGAACCAACCAAGAGCAGGTGAATAGAACATTCAACAATCTTTCTTCTGCCTCATATAAAGAATTGTCTGTTGTAATGAAAACAGTACAAAAGCAGCTACGCTCAGGAGCTGTCGAGCGTAATTCTGAGGAATGGAAAAAGCTTCAGCAAAAGCTCAAAGAGGTTAAGCGAGAGATGAATGCCATCAATAGCGAGTCAAGAGAAACAACAAGTTTTTGGTCTCGTTTCGTTAACGTGCTCAATACCAACTGGGGAGCTGTATCGCAGATTATCGCTGCATACGCAGGACTCTCTATGACCATCCGAAAATGCGCCCAAGCCTATGCCGATATGGAGGAATCCATGGCAAACGTCCGCAAATATACAGGTCAGACCGATGAAGAGGTTCACCGGATGAACGAAGATTTCAAGCGCATGGACACCCGTACAGCCCGCGAACAGCTCAACGAACTGGCAGGCTCTGCCGGTCGTCTGGGCATCACCAGCAAGGATATGATTGAGGAGTTTGTTGATGGAGCCGACAAGATTAACGTTTCGCTCAGCGATGACTTGGGAGAAGGAGCGGTAGACAAGATTGGCAAACTCGCCCAGATGTTCGGGGAAGATAAGACCAAAGGACTCCGTGGAGCTATGCTTGCCACTGGTTCTGCCATCAATGAACTCGCCCAGAATTCATCAGCCAATGCCGGATATATAGTCGATTTCACCGCCGATCTTTCCGGTGTAGGCATCCAGGCAGGCATGACTCAAGCGCAACTGATGGGTCTTGCTTCTGCACTCGATCAGAATATGCAGGAAGAGGCAACCTCTGCAACAGTGTTCTCTCAGCTCATAACCAAGATGTATCAGGAACCGGCTAAATTCGCAAAGATTGCCGGTGTAGAAGTCACGAAGTTCTCAAACTTGATGAAGACCAATGCAAATGAGGGATTGATGACATTCCTTTCTGCCATGAAGTCTAGAGGTGGGTTTGCTGAAATGGCTCCTATGTTTGAAGAGATGCAGCTGAATGGTACTCGTGCCGTTGGCGTTCTCTCTGCAGTAGCTTCACACCTGGACCAGGTAAGAACTGCACAGGATCTTGCTACCCAGTCATACGCTTCAGGCACAAGTATCATCAATGAGTTCAATGTCCAGAACAATACTGTGCAAGCCCAGCTGGATAAGGCAAAGAAACGTTTTGAAGACCTCACTGTAGAACTGGGTGAACAGCTCATCCCAGTAACCAGATATGCCATCTCTACCCTGAGCATAGGCATACATGTGTTATCAACATTGATAACTTTTACGTTCACCCACGTCAAACAGCTCACAATAATAGGTTCCGCCATCGCTGTCTGCACGGCTCTTTGGTATAAGGAAACTATAGCCATCAAGCTAAAAGCAGCAGCTACTACATACGCAGCTGCCATAGACAAAGCATATATAGCTACAACAACCCTTCTGCGTGCTGCCATGGTAGCCCTGCAGGCTACATGGGCGTATTTAACAAAGGGCGTGCAAGGCTATATCGTTGTAATGAGGGTAGCCCGCTTAGCCAGTCTTACTAATCCATGGGCCGCACTCGCCACCGTTCTTACGGTGGTAGGAGTTGCGGTTTATGGAGCTGTTAAAGCCTTTACTTCGTATAATGAAGCTATGCGTAACAGCACACAAGAAGCAAAGAACAACAGGGCGGTTGCGGAAGCACAGGCAAGTCTCGCCAAGAAAGTATCTGATGCAACTCTTGATGAACGCAACAAAGTGGATATGCTTAACAAAGTTATCCATTCCAACGCCTACACCGTAGATGAGCGCAGGCAAGCTATCGCAGCCATGCAGAAACTGGTTCCGGAGTATCATGCTTCTATATCCAAGGAAGGAAAGCTCTATAATGACAACCAGATTGCAATCCAGAACTATATCAAAGAGCTGGAGAACGCGGCGATGGCAGAAGCTATATATGAGCGCAAGGTTGAAATCAACAAAAAGAAACTGGAGTTGAAACTTAAAGAAAGTAAAATACGCCACTCTCTTAAAGCAGTTGATGCCGAACGTAAGTCACATCCTGAACGATATGAAAGCGAAGCTGTAGCAGATGCATTTACCGGTCAGCTCATTGAACAGAATGATGCATTAAAGAGTAATGAGAAGCAGAAGAAGATTCATACACGGAGACTCAAGGAAAACCTGAGCCTGCAACAGCAACTCAATGCAGAAGAGTCCTATTATAACACAGAACTCAGGAAGAATGCAAATCTCCAGAAACTATATAAAAAGAAAGAAAAGAAGAGTCTCCAAGGCGAAAGCACAGGAACGAACAGGACAACGGGCTCTACCGGTCATTACACAACAGAGAAGGAGCGTAAAGCAGCCGAAAAGGAGCAAAAGAAGCGTGAAGCTGCTGCACGTAAAGCAGAAATCAAGCGAAAGGCAGACCTCAAAAAAGAGCTGGATGATGCCAAGAAAAGTACCGAGGCTCAGCAGCTGGAAGCCACTACCCTCTACTCTACCGGTCAGATTCGCCTGGCAGAATACAACGACCGCATGGCGAAGATTAAGGAGCAGGGACTTCAGCAGCGCATGGACATCCTTCGCAAATACGGAGAGGCTGAGAGTGAGGAGTACAAGCGTCTGAATGCCCAGAAAGAGAAGATCTCTGCCGATTATGAGCGCAAGCAGACGCAAGACCTTCAGGACCTGGAGTACGACCGGCAAGTGGCAGAACAGGCCATCACTGCCGAATATTACAATAAGGACTCCGACCTCTATCATAACGAGAGTGCTATCAATGAGGCGCTTTTTCAACTCGACCAGACGTTTCTCAAAGAGAAACAGGCACTCTATCTGAAGTCCTCTGACGAGTACTGGCAGATAGCCCGAGAGATTGAGCGCAGTGAGCAGCAGCACCAGTATGACCGCCAAAAGCAATACGATGACACGCTGATGCAGCTCAAGCAGGAGTATCTCACCCTCGGCAATGAACAGCAGATGCAGCTGGAGCTTGCAGGACTGGATGAGGTTCACAAGGCTGGTCTTGTAAGCGAAGAGGAGTATCAGCGCATGAAGATGGGCATCGCTAACAAGTATGCATCCTACAAGCCGGACGCCAAAGATCAGGCAAAAGACGATGCAACCACCGCTCTCGATACCGCCAAGAAGATGACCAGACAGAGCGATGACCGTAGCGGTTCGCTCGGATCAGATAATCTCGCCACCATTGCGGGAGGCGCCATTGCTGCCATCCAGCAGCAGAAGATGGTTAATGATAATCTTCAGAAGCTTCGAGAAGAGGATAAGATCAGCGAACAGGCATACCAGGATGCCAAGAAACAAATGAATCAAGAGACCTATAAGAATATTGCAGCCATAGCAGGTGCAGCCTTCAGTAGTATCAGCAGCATGATGGGCGCAGCTTCAGCCTACTCGCAGGCGTGCTCCGACCTGGAGGTAGCCAAGATTCAGGCGAACTACGACAAGCAGATTTCTGCTGCCGGCAAAAACTCTGCCAAAAAGAAGCGACTCGAGGCGAAACGAGACAAGGAGATTTCTGCGGCAAAGACTAAAGCTAACAAAAAAGCGATGAAGATAGAGATTGCCCAGGCAATCGCATCTACCGCTATGGCTGCCATCAATGCATACTCTTCTGCAGCTGCCATTAAAGGCGTCGGCTGGATAATGGCACCAATTGCTGCAGGTCTGGCAACAGCTGCGGGTATGATGCAGATTGCTACCATCAAAAAGCAGCATCAGGCGGAGGCAGCCGGATATTACGAGGGCGGTTTTACGGGTCCTGGCCATTATAAGAAGGAGGCTGGCGTGGTTCATGCTGGCGAGTTCGTGGCGAACCATAACGCCGTGAATAATCCTCAGCTCCTTCCTGCCCTTCAGCTCATCGATGCTGCACAGCGCAATAATACCGTAGCATCACTCACTGCTCAAGACGTAAGTCGCGCCATGGGAACTGGCAGCGCTGCCGTTGTTGCGCCTGTTGTCAATGTTAGTGCAGATAACGAACAGGTAGGTGCATCTCTCGATAACGTGAGTTCAACCATTGAAAGGCTCAATGAACAGCTCAATCTGGGCATCAAATCATACGTGGTCATTACGGGTCCAGATGGTTTCGACCGCAAATGGGGTCAATATCAGAAAATGAAATCAAACAAATAGCCTATGATTACATGTGTTATTAATGGTATGGCAGCCTATCCGGCTGCCAGCCAATCCATCAAGTTAACATACGCCAACCAGTACGTCACGGACGATGGAGAATATTCATACGACATTAACTTTCCGATGTCGATTATGGATAACCGTAGAGTTTTCCACAATGTTAGCCGCTTCGATGTATCTAAGGTTACCCAGAAGTTTAATGACTGCAAACTGTACGTGAGCGGTCGTTTGATTCTATCGGGTGTAGGAACCATCATCAGCGTAACGGAGGCTGAAATAAAACTGCAGATTGTGGGCGGAAAATCCCGCATCAAGTATAATGACAGGATGACCAAGCATTATATCGATGAAATCGCAACATTTGGCACAGCTGACAAACCTGGTTATACTGTCGACAAGGGCTGGTCTCAGGGATTTAAAAACTTTCAAAAGATCAAAGACATCTATAGACTTGATGAAGATAAGTCGAAGTTCCTGGGAGTAGAAGGTAAATGGTGTTTCGTACCTGTACGGGACGAAACAAATGATATGATTGCTAATTTTGTTGGAGTGGATAAAACTAAGCAGTTCATCGGCTACAATGCGCCATTTGTCATGAACTTGGCTGTTCAGCCCAACCTGATGTACATATTTCGCAAGGTGGTGGAGTACGAAGGATATACGCTCAAGCGCAATGACTTTGACTGCAAACCATGGAATCTCCTGTATATTGCTTCAGCTTACAAGACCAGAGAACTCCGTAAAGCACTACCTCATTGGTCAAGCTATACCTTTATAGAGGAATTCCGCAAGCTGTTCAATGCCACCATCGTCTTTGATGATATCAGGAAGACCTGCTCTGTTCTCAATGCATCAGAACTGACAACCGCAGATTCTGTAGAGATCGAGCCTTTGGATGAATACACTACGGATTACGATGAAGATGGATCCTTCTCCACGTCATCTACAGCAAATCTGGAGTATAATCTGGGTGATTCTGCAAACAGAGATAACTATGAAGTTATTTCAAAAAAAGTCTTCGAGAATTTTAAAATAGTCCATAGTACAGGTACCTGGGACCCGCAAAATCAGTTCAAAGGGACAACACAGTCATGGTCTGAAAAACAAAAAAGACAGACTATCATTGAGTGTAATGGTAGTTACTACATATATGTAGAGAATGAGGACGGTTCGAAAACATGGCAGCTGGCAGGCGTTTGGTCACCATTAATCAGGGACAGTTCTTCTGATGATTATGTTGATATTAACATATCTCCTGCAGCACAAGTTGTAGAAGATATCAATTTCAAAACAGCAGTCATAGGCGAAGATAATTACTACGAGAAGCGATGCCTTCTTTCAATACCTAATGATAAGGAGCCGGATTCAAAGGAGTGCGATGTTGATGATGACGGCTACAGCTACACATCCGTGCAGGATGCGATAGACGATGAGTCAACACTCGACAAATCCGAAGATGATCAGGAATGCATGAATATATTCATCATTATTCCAGGAGAAGTACAAGATGACAACAAATTTAGTTGGGTTAGAGCGAAGTCTAGGTGGCCAAAATTCAAAACCGACTACCGAATAAATAAAGAATATTGTGGTAGTACCGAAGGAGGGTTTGGTGGGAACGGAGGAGGTACATTTAAAGAAAAGTATCCTTACTCTCTGTCGATTTGTACGAAATCGACTAATGATGTTGTTACTCTAGGCTGCTTACATGATAACGGTCTCAAGATCGACAACAAGAACTGTCTCCAGGTTAAGTTCAAAAGCGAAGTCATCCCTGATCCTTCCAACACCTACATCATACATAACAAGAAATATGTATGCGAAAAAATCGAGTTGGAAGTCAAGGATGACCAGATAGAGCCAATCTTCGTTGGCTACTTTTACATGATGTCGTAATCTCCGAGGAGACTAAAGCCCACCTTTAAAGTGCTTAGTCTCCTCGTTTACTTTCATCTGATTCTTGATATAGCGATTAGTCACAGATATATCAGAGTGTCGTGCCTGCTCCTTAGCAACAACTATACCTTGAGCATTGGCTAAATCTCTAATGCCGGTATCTTTCAGACTGTAGAACTGATACTCCTTAGGAAAGCCTATGGCATCACGCATCTTGCCCCACTCTACTCGCAACTGATTATAAGCCGCTCTCTTTTCACCAGGTTTCAGACTCTTTCCGAAAATGTAGCAATGGCTAGGATGCTCGAAGATCTTCAGTTCTATCATCAGCTTCAGGATTTCATCATTAAGGGCAACCATTCCGTCCTTGCGGTTCTTACTGATGGCAGAACTGATAAAGACAGTCTGATTCTTGATAGATACATCTCCGATCTTTATCTGGGTCAACTCATTCGGACGGATGAAAGTATAATACTCAAAGAGACAAGCCAGAAGGAAATGCTTGTCATGAGTATAGAGATAATCCTTCATCTTCTTGAGAGCTCCAGGAGTCAATGGATTCCGGAACTTCTCTGTTTGCGCAATATTGCGAATATCGATGGCAGGATTCTCGGAAATATACTTTCGATCCATCAGCCAAGTACCGAACGAGACAAACCAGGAACGATAGTTATTCCTGGTTGTAGCTGATACATCACGATCATACATCAGATGATCCAGGAAGTCAATGGCAAAGGCTCGGTCTATCTGATAAGCATATTTGATACTCCTACACTCCTCTATGAAGGTTTCGAGCATCTTGAGGCGGCTGAGATAGTCAATAGAGGTCTTTTCCTTCATCGACTTTTTATTAGTCATTGACTTAATATAATCTCTATATCTACTAAAAATTATTGGTATTTCCGTAAATTGGCGCGACTGGTCAGCATTCACCCATGGGTTCCATCCTGCTGTCAATTTCGCAGTAATATTGTGAATAAGAAGACTGCCCATCATACGCTTTTTATGATCAGACTTATACTTGTTGAGCATATACTTCTTGCGCTTCATCACACCGGAAACTGGGTCACGAGCATAAAAGTCAACATACCAGTACCCGCCCTTGGTATGCAACACAGGAAGCGTGAATCCTACTATTTCACGCGAACTCAAAAAATCGATTTCTTTTGCATTCATTTTTTTTCATTGTCCGTTTTACTGGCCAATGATATTAAACATCTGCTAAATCTAAAAAGTCCCGTTTCTAAAACGGAAAATCGGATAAGAATGTTGAAACCAACTTCTTACCCGATCATTGTTGCGGCGGCAGGACTCGAACATGCGACCTCC